ATTGCAAACGAGATTTACCTAATCTGAACACAGAATATGAACATGACAAAATCATGGTTATGGTCTGTGGAGGCGCATCAGCACAACATTATTTAAAAGAGATAAAAGCAAAAAGCAACGACCCCAAGTACGACATCTTCTGTTCAAACCTCACCCATGACTGGCTTGTCGAGAACAAGATTACGCCTGATTATTTCTTTATGATTGATCCAAAGAAAGAAAAGGCCAATGATGTTAAGCAACCATTGCTTAAAACAAAATATCTTATAGGTGCACAATGTGATAAAGGTGTATTTGACAACCTTAAAGATTATAATGTAACAAGAATTCTTACCTATTGCGGCATTAGTAATGGGAATAGCATTACTGACACTCAAATCATTAACGCTTTCTTTGATGCAAAAACATTTGCACCATTAGAAGGCGGCACAATGGCAGGATTAAGAGCAATGCCATTAGCTAATATTATGGGCTACAGGACTGTGGAATTCTATGGTTTTGACAGCTGCTTTTATGATAAGAATGAAAAAGGTGAACCTATATATTATTCTTATGAGAAAAAACGCAAAGAAAACATCATAGAAGCCAAAACAGATGACGGAACAGTATTTCAAACCACTCCAGTATTTGCTTCTCAGGCACGACAATTTATCAAATGGAAACACAGGCTTGCATGGATAAGCTTTATAATTCACGGAGATTCGTTGACTAAAAAAATCCATGAGCTTGACGATATACAGCAAACCCCAAGTACAATGGCTATGATTTCTCCTTATATGATGAAAATGAATGAGGAACTTCATAAGCGCAAAGGTTACGGGGCAAGCCATGCTGGTGCTGAGCATGCAGGAAAACTGTCAGTCCTTATAGGCCAGCTTTTAAAGAAACAAAAACGCCTTTCTATGCTTGATTACGGATGCGGCAAAGGAGAACTTGTAAAAATGATGCCTCCAATCACAGGTGTTGGCTACAGGCAGTACGATCCTTGCGTTGAGGAGTTTGCAAATAAGCCCGACCCTGCTGATGTGGTTTGTTGCGTAGATGTGCTTGAGCATATTGAGCCATTGTTAATCACTAATGTTTTGAATCACTTAAAGAAGCTAACCAAGAAAATACTTTACATATCCGTAGCCACAGTGGAGGCAAAGAAGTTTTATGCAGACGGCAAGAACGCTCATTTAATCGTAGAAGATTTTAAGTGGTGGTATCCTCAGTTGCGAAAGCGATTTAATATCATAGAGACAATGGAATCCAAGACGCACTTCACATGCGTATTGCAAGCCAAAGAGGTGAAATAATGGACATAACAGACAGGATTGATGCGGTAAGCCATATAAGTGATTTGCGAATACAAATGGGAGGGATTCAACCTGCCCCTAAAAGCGTTAAAATAGAAATAACTGCCAAATGCAATCTTTTATGTAAGTTCTGTGCATTACGCACAAGGGATGTTCCTTCCAAAAACAACATGGATTTCTGGTTTTTCCAGCGTATCACTGAAGATATGAGAATTAATGGAGTAGAGGAAATAGGCCTATTCTATCTTGGGGAGTCCTTTACCGAGCCTGTTTTGCTTGCAAAGTGCATTGAGTGGTGTAAAAAACAGCTTGGTTTTCCTTATGTGTTTTTAACTTCAAACGCTGTTGCAGCAGATGAAGATGCTGTAGATCAAATGATGTTTGCTGGACTTGATAGCTTGAAGTGGTCTGTCAATGCTTCTTCTCCAGAGGAATATAAGAAAATGACAGGTGGTTCTGAGAAAACATTTCAAAAAATGGTTAAAAATATTCATGGAGCATGGTGGATGAGGAATGACAAAGGACACAAGTGCATGTTGTCAGCAAGCTCTATTTTGTACGAAGGCGATCAACTTAAAAAGATGGAAAGTTTTTTGGAATCAGCAGTCATTCCGTTTGTTGACAAACATTACTGGCTTCCCCTGTATCAGATGAGTATGTACTCAGACAAGGTTAAACAGGATACAGGGTACACGCCGACACAGGGTAACATGGGTAGAATTGATGAGGCAACTATGAAGCCGATAAGAAAGGCGTTGCCCTGTTGGTCGGCTTTTACTGAAGGGCACGTGAGATATGATGGAGGGTTATCTGCGTGTTGCTTTGGGGCTGATGACAGGTTTGACATGGGAACTCTTGATGGGACTAATTTTATGCGACAATGGAACAGCGAAAAATTCCAGAAGCTAAGAGTGGCTCAATTAAAAACGATAAACGAAGGACAAGGAGCTTTAAAAGGGACACCTTGCGAGGTGTGTGTGGTGGCATGAAATTAATAATAGTTAATTCACATGAAAGAAGCGGTACTCATTTCTTAATGAATACGCTTGCTCTTAATTTTGACTATGTGAGTTATCCTTATTACAACTTTGACTTACCTGTTCTTCCTCACATGCCTGTTAATATTTTAGCGACTTTACAGGGAATAAGAGAGCCCCGACACATAGTTAAGTCTCATTATGAAGGAACATTCTTTAAAAATGTTTTAGCAAACATTGCTATGTTTGCACATGTGTTTTACATTTCAAGAGAAGAAGATGGAGTGTTTAATAGTTGTAGCAAACATTTTAATGATTGCAAATGGGATGAAGCACATAAAAGTGTAGATGGAAATGATTTAAAGAAGCTTGAGCCTTATGGTGGATGTATGCGCTACCAGTACCAGCAATACCCTACAATGCTTATGCGTTGGGAAGCCCATAAGATGTCGTGGGATTTACCAAGCGTTATTCAGATAAAATATGAGAATCTTGTTAATCAGTTTGACAAAACGGTTAGAAGCATTTCAAGACAAATTGGAATTAAAATAGTTGGTGGTATTGCGAGAAAGCCAGATAGGAGTAATACAGTGCAGAATGGAGAGTTTGATGAAAAAGAGGTTAAATGAAAACAGTTCTAATCTCAAGATACGGAGCGATAGGAGACACCATTTTTTTTACTCCATTATTGAGGAAATTGAAGCAAGAGGGATACCATGTGACTGTGAATACAACGGAGTTGGGGAAGAAGATTCTGAGGCACAATCCCCATGTAGATGCGTGGATAATTCATGTTAAAGATTCAGTCCCTAATGAGAAGCTTGGTGAGCATTGGGATGCTATGGCGAAAGGTTTCGATAAATTTATCAATCTTTCGGGTAGCGTGGAAGGTAATCTTCTCAAGATTGAAGGTAAAAAAGAATTTCTTTGGGAGCATGATGCAAGACATGCCAAATGCAATAAAAACTATTACGACGAGCAATTCAAAGTTGCTGGATTCCCTGAGACCACAGGGAGGAACGGAGAGTTGTTCTTTTCAGGACTTGAACACAAACTTGCAAGAACCTTCATTAAAAAGCATAGGAAAAAGTTCAAGATTATGTGGTCGCTTGCAGGTTCAAGCTTCCACAAAAACTATCCCTACACAGAAATAGTTGCAAAGTGGTTATTAGATAAGTATGATGACATTATTATAATAACAGTTGGAGATTCTACGAGTGTTTTGTTGGAATGGAATCATCCACGGACTATATGCAGGTCAGACAAATGGGACATACGCAAGTCGCTAATAATGACCAAGTATGTTGATTTAGTAGTTGGGACTGAAACTGGGATATTAAATGCAGCAGGGTGCTATGACACGGCTAAGGTTATCTTTTTATCTCATTCGTCTGAAGAGAACCTCACTAAACACTGGAAGAACTGTACTGCGCTTCATGTTTATGAGCATGTTGTGCCATGTTACCCGTGTCATCAATTGCATTATTCTATGGATTCCTGTCCCTTACATGAAAAACTTAAAACCCCTCTTTGCATGGTCAAGCTCTCAGGGGAGAGGGTGTTTAAAGAAATAGAAAGGCAGTATCAGCTATGGGCAAGAAGATGACGCAAGGTTTTATAGTTATTTTGGAGCAAAGATAAATAAAGTAGATAAAGATTATAAAGTTAAGTTTAAGTTAAAAGGAGTTTGCAAATTTTATAAAAATGGGTGTAAGATATATGAAAACAGACCACAGATTTGCAAGGATTACCCTGTAGGAGATATATGTCGTGGCACACATAGAGTCGAAGGGCAGGACTGAAGTAAGAGTGAATGATGATGGCACTAAAGTCCCGTTAGGCATGGCATCAGTTCAAACTGAAGCTATAATGAAGAGGCAACAAGATAAACCTTTTAATATATCTACGTTTAACGAGGGGATGAAAGGAGATGCGCCCGAAGATGGATTTGCTTCTGATGAGGAATTTACTGAATCTGATTTCAATGTTGCCATTCGTTTTCCTTCTGCAATTAGGACAATGTGGTCGGATGATGTGGCTATTGAAGTCATGGAAGCGCTATTGCTAAACAAGCCGTTTGAAGTGTTAAATCAGAAATTACAACTTAGAAAAGGAGAACAGCATGACAATCTCACGAAAATTGCTTGAGATAGGACAGGACAGAATACCTAATTCTCATAGAACAGATTTTCATCACAGAGAAGCTGGAAATAAAGCAAGAATGAGAAGGGCTAATTCAAAAGACGCAATGAAGCAAAGAAGGAAAAGGTCAGAGGACAGAGATTCAAGAATGGGTTCTGGCAATCATCCAATAGCACAGGGATAAATGTATCAATTTCAAATAAATAAATACCGTAAACAAAAAAAGGAGATTAATCGTA